CTTCACCGCGACCTCCATAAATTCGAAGCTGGGGTCGAAGCGCTCGTGAAGGTGCAGCTCACTCAGAACCAATTCGATGTGCTCGTCGATTTCGCATACAACGCCGGGCTCGGTGCGCTCAAGAACTCGACCTTACTAAAGAAAGTAAACGCCGGGAACTTTGACGCGGTGCCTGTGGAGCTGGCGAAGTGGACGAAGGGTGGGGGGAAAACCCTACCCGGCCTCGTCAAGCGGTGCCAAGCGCGGACGCTCTGGTGGAGCGGCGGTGCAGAGCACCCAGCGGATCATCAGGATCACCGTGCAGAGCCCGACGCTGTACCTGTCAGGACAATTACCGATAGCAAGCAGGCGAATGGCGCGGTTGCGATTGGGTTACTTGGGTCCGTAGGCGCAGCCAAAGAAGTGGTCACGCAGGTGCAGGACGCCAACGATTTGTTCGGCACAGTGATCGGCCTGTTCGGTAATCCGCAGTTCGTAATGATGGCGGCTATCGTCGGGATCGGCGGGGCGATCTGGTATTGGCGGAAACAACACATGGAGGTTTATGGTGTTTAGTCTGCTTTTCACCCCGTTTGGCAGGTATATGGCGGCAGGTGGCATCTTAGTTTTGGTGCTGTTCGCAGGCTATGTTAAGATTAGAGCAGATGCAGTTGCTGAAGTTGAAGCCGCTGCCACTGCCGATGCACTTCGGAGAACCGCTGATGCGATCCGTGCTGGTGATACTGTCGATGTTTCCCCTGACAGGCTGCGTAACGCTGACGGGCACAACCGCGACTAACGGGTCGGCTTGTTCCGTTTGGAAAGATGTCTCGTGGTCCAAGAAGGACACAGACCAGACGATCACGGAGATCAAGATCATCAACGCCCGCCGTGACGGGTTCTGCAAGGGAGAGAAGTGATGGCTAAAGCTGCCGGTAAGATGCCTTCGTTCATGATGGCTAAGTTCGAGAAGTCGAGTGCTGACAAGAAGATGGACGCCAAGAAAGGCGCTCCAAAGGAAGGCTCGAAGGCCGACATGAAGAAGGACAAGAAGGGCGCGATGGCGCTCATGAAGAAGTAAGGAGCCCACGATGGCATACACAGGACCAGCGGCGAACGTCGCGAATTGGATCAAGAATGGGTCGACTACCGCGACCTACTCCGCGCAGAACGTCACGGTGCCTGTGGGTGCCGTCTCTTTGGCGTCTGGCACGATTATCAAGAACACCAACTACAGCGATGATGTTCGCGACTTCTTGGTGGGTGTTCTCGACAGTGTCGCTTACGTCTACGCTGCGCAGACGCTGACGGCGATACCTTCAACATTCTCAGTCACAAGAGTGATTGGGTCGTCTCAAGTCCAGTACCTCGTCACCGTCAGTACTAATGGCGACGTGGACTTCCCAACACTAGCTTAGTTGTGAGGGTCTGATGTCAAATCGCGACACACTGTCCTTTCCAAAGGCTGGAGTTAAGTTTGACACGCTGACGGCGCAGCTGCGTGATAGCGCGAAGCAACCGCCGATTGGTGTTACGCAGGGCGGCTCTAGCCGCAAGAACGCCGGGTGCCGCTCAGCAGCGACGGACGGAGCATGGCGTCCACAGAAAATTAAGTAGGCTCTAACATGGCAAGGAAATCCAAAATGACTAACGACGACATCATCAACTCTGATGAAACTCCCGAAGTGGTTGTTGAGACTGCTTCGGTGGAAGTGGAAGAGCGGCCCATCAGCGAGCAGACCCGCTTGGAGATGGAAGCTGGACGTAAAGCTCTTGCCGCCAACGCAGCTTCCGCCCGCGCCGAGTAATCGACCAGCACTAGGTGGACCGACATGGTTGCGAGCAAGATCAGTTCCTTCCAAGGCATGATACCGGGAATAGATGATCGTCTGTTGCCGGAGAACGCCGCTGCGGATGCAGCCAACACATGGCTGTATTCCGGCAAGCTCGAAGGTATTCGCCAGCCAAAGTCGGTCCACGTCTGCACGCTCGCCAACACGAAGCGGGTGTTTCGTATTCCCACGACCTTTACGGACTACGGTCACATTAGCGATGCGTTCTGGATGGAGTTTACAGATCCAGATACAGACGTCGTCAAGGGGCCAATCGCCAATGACGCCTACGACCGCTACTACTGGACGAGCCCCACAACTGGGCCAAAGTTCAATAGCGCCACCCGCATCCGGTCGGGCTACGAGCCTTATGACCTCGGCTTGCCGTATCCAGTATCTGCACCGACAGTGACCCATTCTGGGGGAACATCTGACATCTCGGAGACGCGCGCCTACGTCTTCACATGGATCAGTGCGTTTGGCGAAGAGAGCGCCGCTAGTGCCGCCGCTGTGGTGACAGGCAAGATCGATGACGCTTGGGTCATTACCTTGACCCCACCTACGACGCTCCAGCAGACCAATCAGTCACTCACCAAAGCGCGCATCTACCGCACGATCACAGCTTCGACCGGCAACTCGGTTTTCTACTTCGTCGCCGACGTGACGATCACTACGACCAGCTACACAGATACAATCACCAATACCGTCGTGTCTGGCAACAACCAGTTGGAGAGTACGCTGTGGACGCCACCACCCACCGCCCTGCGTGGCATGACGGCGATGCCGAACGGAATGATCGTTGGGTTTCGCGCCAACGAGATCTGGTTTTGCGAACCTTACCACCCCCATGCTTGGCCGGTGAGCTATACGTTATCCGTGGACTTCACCATTGTAGGTATCGGCGTTGTCGGGCAGACCGTTGTTGTCTGCACACAAGCTACTACCTATGCCGTGACAGGTATCCATCCTTCCACGATGACGGTGTCCAAGGTCTCCACCCGTGAACCTTGTCTTTCGCGAGGGTCGATCTTGTCCGCGCCGCAGGGCGTCGTCTACGCATCTCCAAACGGCTTGGTGGTGTTTGGTCAGGGGCAACTCGTCAACATCACCCAGAAGATGTTCACGAAGGACAAATGGCTTGCCAGCCTTGACGTGCCCAACCTCCGCAGTGCGCAGCTTGGCTCAGCGTTCTATGCGTTTGGCGCGGCTGGATCGACAAACGGCGGGATGCTCGACCTATCGGATGGGCGCCTGGGCTTTAACCGCTTGACGTCTGCTACTGGCGTCGTGAACGTCTTCAATGATGTCTGGACAGGCGAGGTGTTCATCATCCTTGGAAACACCGTCTACCAGATCGATATAGCGGGTAGCCAACCACGTAGTGAGTACGTGTGGCGGTCGAGGCGGTTCCAGACGACGAACAAGCGTAACCTCGAAGCGATGAAGGTCTTCTTCGATAACCCTGAGAGCCTCACGGACTTCGGGTCAGTCAAGATCTACGCTGATGAGCGGCTGGTGACTACGAAGTCGCTGGTGAAATCTGGGCAAGTGTTTCGCCTTCCATCCGGTTTCAAGGCGGATTTCTGGCAGTTCGAGATTACCTCAAAGGTAGTGGTCGTTTCGGTTGAGCTGGCAACATCCGCGCGGGAGCTTGCAAGTGTCTGATATTCGCCTGCCCTCTATCCCACCGCCTGAAGCAAACATTGACAGTTTGTATGACTGTGTGGTCGCGATCAAACAAACGCTGGACCTGATTACGGGGCTGACGGGCACCGCAGTCCTTTCCGTGTCCATGCAGACCGCCATCGCCAAAGTCGTCAGCAGTGTAACGACCGGGTCCGGCTATTCGGGCAACACGCTCGGCGCTGCCGACTTGACCAACATCTACACCGCCATCACTTCCGTCAGCGCCGCGCTTCGTGCCCAGATCGCGTCTTTGCAGAATAGCAGCGCCATCGCGTTCCTAGATCTGACGGATGCAATACGGGTAGTAAACACCGACCTGACCAACTCGCTCATAGCGGCTCGGGTCAGCCTCACCGGCTCAGTGCAGTCCGTCAGGACTGATCTTGACGGCGTGCTCGCCGATTTTCGTTCGCAGACTGCATCGTTCAACACGCAGATCAGCTCTTTGACGAGCAAACAGGGGGACAATGCCGCAGCGATTATCACTGAGGCTGGCACCCGCGCCACCGCAAACGAAGCCACTGCTGTTCGAATTGATAGCGTCAGCACGAAGGTTGCGAACAACGCGGTTGCAATCACGACAGAGACCGTTGCGAGGACCACCGCTGACACTGCGCTTGGCGGGCGCATCGACAGCCTCACAGCCACGGTGGGCGGAAATACAACAGCAATCGTAACGGAGACGCTTGCGCGCACGACCGCCATTGAGGCTATCGGTAGTCGCCTTGAGACCCTGAAAACGACGGTTGGGGGGAACACCACCGCGATCTCCAGCGAGGTTGCAGCGCGTACCACTGCCACTGAAGCTCTTGGCTCCCGCATCGATAGTTTGACGGCGACGGTTGGGAGCAATACTACCGCGATTACGACAGAGACTACCGCTCGCACTACAGAGACCACCGCGCTTGGCGGGCGGATTGATACCTTAACGGCAACTGTTGGTGGCAACACCACCGCGATTACGACCGAGATCGCCGCCAGAACAACTGCCGACACCGCCATTGGCGGACGTATCGATACACTCACCACTACCGTGCAAGGTAATACCGCCGCCATCACCAGCGAAACCGCCGCTCGCACTTCTGCGGACACGGCGCTTGGTGGGCGGATCGATACGGTTTCCGCCAGCGCCGCAAACAATGCCGCCGCTATTTCCGCCGAAGCCGTCGCGCGCGCCGACGCTGACACCGCGCTGGCAAGCACCATCACTACTGTCAGCGCAGCAGCCGGTCGTCAGCGGGTATTTTCTCAGACGACCGCCCCCACAGCAACTGGTGTCGGCGACTTGTGGATCGACACCGAACACGGGAACTTGGTGAAGTATTGGGACGGGTCTGCTTGGGTCGCTCGCGACGACACACGGATCGCTGCGAGTGTTGCAGCCATCAGCACCGAGACGTCAGCACGCGCTTCGGCTGACGATGCTTTGACAGGGCTCATCACCTCGTTGACCTCTACCGTGGCTGGCAATACGTCATCGATCACCAGCGAAGCATCAACGCGCGCAACTAACGATACGGCGCTCGGCGGGCGGATCGATACGGTTACGAGCACGGTAGGTCAGAACAGAGCGGACTTTGACGGTGAAGTTCTCACTCGCGCCAATGCAGACAGCGCGTTGTCCGCGAGGATAGATACCGTCACGGCGCAGTCCAACGCAGGCACGGCCTCTGGCAAGATGCAGCTCCTCGCCTCCTCCGGCACGGGCGGGGTGGCGGCTGAGTTCAGCGTGCAGGTTAGAGCAACCGCAAACGGCACCTTTGCGTCCACTGGGATGCGGATGCAGGCGCTGGATGACGGCAGCTCTCGCGTCCAGTTTGACACGGGCCAATTTGTCATCAGGAGCGGCGGTAGCGCCTTCTATCCGTTCGCAGTGGCGTCCAACCAGCTTATCTCCAACGCGATTGTACCATCCACACAAGTCACCGGGCTTGGTGCGCTCGCGACCAAGAACACTGTGGCTGCGACTTCGGACGTGACGGGGCTCGGCACGCTGGCGACCAAGAACACTGTGGCTGCGACTTCGGACGTCACC